ATTCCTGGTAGATAAGGCAGATGTAGATGAAACAAATGCAACTGCTTCCATCCAGAATATCTCACGTACTTTTGAACAGACACAGGTAGTTCCGGAAACAGATGCACTGTTCTTCTCTAAAGTTGCACAGGCAGCCCAGAAGACAGATGGTTATCACGGTTCTACGGCAGCAGCCACCTACACAAAAACCAAAGTGTTTGGTATGCTGAAAGATATCCTTGCAAAAGGAAAACTTAGAAGATACAAAGCTAATGGAACCCTGCTTATGTATGTGACCAGCGCGATCATGGATGCCCTGGAACAGTCTACAGAGTTTACCCGCAAAATCGAAATGACCCAGATCGCAGAGGGCGGCATGGGAATTGAGACCAGAGTAACGGACATTGATGGCGTACCGATCATGGAAGTTATCGATGATGAACGCTTCTATGATGCATTCAACTGGGAGCCGACAGACGGCGGGTTTGAACCTTTAAAAAAAGCCAGCAGTGTTACTGGCGCGCATAAAATTAACGTCCTGGTAGCCTGCGGTCAGACCTGCAAGATTGTTCCGAAGATCAGTAGCATCTATTATTTTGAACCAGGTGGACACACAAAGGGAGATGGTTATCTGTACCAGAACAGATCTCTTTCTGATGTCTTTGTATTCCCTAACGGCCGTGATGGAAAGATTGACAGCATTTATGTAGATGTAGATACTGCAGAGGTCAGCGCCTGATCGGAGGAGTTATGTACGAACCCTATGTAACAGAAGAATACTATAGATCCGAATATGGTGGCACAGCAATTCCGGAAGCAGACCTGAAGAAATACCTGAGGACAGCCAGCAGGCATATTGATTCCCTGACCTACAACAGGATTGTAGGCCGGGGATTTTCTAATCTTACAGAGTTTCAGCAGGAGATCATCCGGGAAGTGGTCTGCCATCAGGCTGAGTTTGAATATGAGAATGCAGATGAGATCAGCAGTGTTCTGTCTTCCTATAGCATTAATGGCGTATCTGCCCAGTTTGGCAGTTCCTGGAACGTAATGACAGACAAGGGTATCGCAATGAGGAGAGATGATTATGCTTTTCTCAGCCAGACAGGGCTCTGTTGCTTGTTAGCGAGGTGATCCTATGAAATATCCATGTCTGGTACCGAAAAAGTATTGCAAAATGAATATCCAGTTGAAGTTTGAACAGGAAGGGTTGAACGAGTACGGGGAACCACTTCCTGATGTTGTATATACAGGAAAGTGCAATTACCAGGATAAAGCTAAAACAGTATTTACAGCAGATAAAAAGCTGATACAGATCACAGGGAGAGCTTTATTTCCCGGAGATATATGCCCACAACTCCCGGTTATATCCGGAGGAGAGGCAGACATACTGGGAGAAAAGGTGGCATATAAGAGAGTTTTGTTGATAAACGGGAAGATACTTGTGATAGGCAAAAAAGCTGTTCAATTTGGTACGGATGCAAAAGCCGTAAAAAGGAGGATTCTGCAGGGAATGAAAGCTAGGAATCCAGATGGATCCGTAAACTATAC